TTATGCTGTACCAGTGAGTCACAACGCAAGAGATTGTATGGAGGATATTGGATGTGAAGAACTGTATGGGAATGAAACAGTTTCAGTAACTGGTAAAACTGGTTCATACGCGGTGAATTTGTACAGAACAGATGACTTTTTCTAAGCTGAAAGTTTCTTGACACGTTTTATCGTATCATTTACAAGGCTACTTGTGGCTGAACTACTACAGCAGCACCAGACAAGCATAATCGCCAAAATAGGTGGTGTTTTGATTGGACTTTTTGAAGCTCCATATGCTATCATGAAAGAGCAACAGAGCCATGAGAGCAAACTTGACAACATAGTCATGGAGAGGGGCTCATCTTCGGCTGCCTTTTTTATACCAAATATTGCGAGAAGAGGATATATCAAAAAGATCATTTAGTATACACTAACAAAAATTATTTCGCAATCTCATAATCATATCAATCTCCCTTCCCTGAAGTCCTGGATTTCTTGAGAGTTTCGCCTTGAGTCTCAAGAGTTCCAAAACTGTCTCATCGTCGAGAGTTTTGAAAAAGTCTCTAAATTCTTCCCAGTCCCTTAACCCCTTCGCCTCTTTTTGAGCCTGGACATATGGCCATGTGTGCCTTCGGAGAGTAGCCAGCTCTTCTTCAAGTTGTCTAATGCGAGGGAGAAGTACCTGTGTTATGAGTGCCCTCGTTTCCATTCATTTAAAAATGTGGCACATCTTTAAGATATGCTCCGCTATGCCGCTCTAAACCACGAATTACCAAAAGTTATTGGGAATGTGTACAGATCTGGATCCAAAGTTATTTTAGACTACGCCAGGGAAAACTGTGACCCCCTGGATGCACAGCATGTCAGCGAAGTTAATATGAAAATGATGACAACTGTGCCAGGTTCAATGTTTGCCCTAAAAATGACATCATTTGGCTCAAGAAGCTCACCGCATTTGGCAGTGGCTCACATGAAAAAACTCATCCAACACGGAATCAATAATAGTTGTCAGATTTGTATTGACGCCGAAGATGTATTGTATCCCAAAGAAACATATGACATGATGTTAGAATTCAATAAGTATCAACCCCATGTTTTCAAAACATATCAGATGTATCGGATTACCGCACTCAAAGAACTTGAATTGGATCTTCGCGCCGCGGAAAAGAATGGAATACAACTTGGTGTCAAATTGGTGCGCGGTGCGTATTTGGGAAGGCAGGTTGGTCTCCTCTCCAACAAAGCAGCCGTAGACAAATCATTCAGAGATGGTCTCAATATGTCTCTCGGTGCGGGTGACAATGTACATACCCTCTTGGCGACGCACAATTCAGAAGATATTAAACATGCGCGTACCTGTCCCCATAAGAGATACAAAGTTGCCCAACTTTTGGGTATGGGTGAGGACTTTCCAGATTATCGGTATGTACCATTTGGATCCTTAAGTGAGCTCACGCCCTACTTATTCAGAAGATTTGTGGAAAGACTTAAATGGTCTTAAAAATATCTTCCGATAGATATTTAATGGTGAGGACACTCAAGAGGTTTGGGTACTGGTCTCCACCACCGTCCAACCCTACACGCCGCAGATACAACATCGCCGCGGCTTCCCGAAGTGAAGAAATCCACTATGAAATGAAGAAGGCGGAAATTACACGCGTCGCTCTTCAGCATATGTATGAAGCACCCTCATTGAGGGAACAAAAACAAATCACTACGAGACAGATGCGTCTCAAGATGATTCTACACGAAGCTCTTGATCTTGCGCATTCAATTTGCGAACATCAAGACGCTCAAGAGTGTCTCTGGGCTTGGGAAATGGTTGATGAAATTGATGACGCCGCCTCAAGGGCAGGTGTCCGCTACTATTAATTTCCCCACCTATATTAAATGGAGTACGAAAAACTCAAAGAAAAGGTCAAGAACCTTGGCTTCAGGGTGACCAAAGATGTCAAGGGGAAACGGGTCAAACTCTCAAAAAAGGAACTCGTGGCAAAGTTGCCAAAGAAGACCAAGGGTGAACCAAGCCTCGAAAATCAAGCTAAGAGTGCCAAAAAGTTCATCAAGGTGTGTAAAATGGTTCTCAAGGAGGCTGAACCAAGTCAACCGAAGGCACCACGGCAAGCTGTCCGCCTATCACCAAGAAGGGTGGCACCTCCACCTCCTCCACCTCCTCCACCAAGACCCATGAGTCTCAACCCAAGAGCTGCCCTTATGGCGGATCTTAAGGCTAACCTAAAGAAGCGGGGACTTGCCAATAATTAAACGAATTTAATTCCAAACCTATTTGTCATAAACCTTTGTACCTCTGGAATTGTTGGCTGACTCCAGAGATACCAACGTGACCAGAAACCAGCCCCGTCAATACCACTCATCTTCCAATCTTCTTTGTCACTCTTGTTTACGTCGCGCATCATCTTGTGAATCTTTTTTGGGTCTCTTTCAGCCACGATACGCTTTGGAACTTGACCACCGTGTCTCAAAACATATGAGCGCATACGCGAAGGATTCTTGTGTTTGGTGTAGTCGGAATACCCACTGGCACCAAAGTCAACAGTCCTGCCGTCACCGAGGATTGCCCTGAACTTCTTCTTTTTGTCAGGGCTTCGAACGATTTTGACGTACATACTTACAATTTACAGGTAATTTATTTTTGGCACATGCTGCAGTAACCCTCCTTCTTCGCTTCTGGGAAGAAGAAGAGGCGTTCGTCACCACGCTTGACGCGGTACATGTGATCATACATGTGAAGGAGACCGATGGCGAGCATCGCAGTGGAGACAACAGCCTTGTTCATCTTACGCACTGACCACGCATAATAGAGGATCATCGCGAGGATAGTCAATTGGACGAGGGACAACTTTGGCAACGCTGGCATCACAAAGCGCTGCTCAACATCCTGGACTTCGTTGGTGGGCTCTGGGGCGTACTTTTCCATTCGCTTGCCGTAACCTGGCATTTTTATTTTATACTGAGAAATTAATGTGGCGTCTCCTCTGGGTACCAGTGTTTCTCGTACTCCATGATTATCTGAAGTCCCCCATAGACAGGTTGTACTTTCAAAATCCACTCAGGCCACTCGTTGGAATGCGAAACACACTCGTAGACATTGTATTACACAAGTTTGATTATGACACAATGGATTACCCCAATCTTTGGTTTGTCAAGGCAAACTACAACAAAATCCTGTTTGAATATGAGAAAGGTCTGGGGAACGCACAGAAGAAATACTTTCACAATCTCGATCCCTGGTTCAAGAAGAACAAGAAGTATTATTATTACGAGGTAAAAGACTTTCCAGAAGTTCAAAAAATAATTGATCAAGTGCCATGTGTGGATAAAGAGACTGCCAAGTTTGCCGTCATAGATGGTCCAATGACCATACCCGCACACCGTGCCGAAAGTAATCTCATGTTGAGATATCACCTCACGATTAAAGGCGGCAAACATTGCGTACTTTATACCTCAAATGGTGGCTACATCCACAAACCTGGGAAAGACTTTTTATTCGACCATTCTCGATTCCATCGCCTTGTCAAACGCAGCTTGGAGAAACGAGTGGTTCTTATTTTGGACATCCATAGATTCTAAGTGATGTCTACAGACCGCCTTGTAACAATCATGTCCACCAACAAGTTCTAACTCGTCATTCTGGACGATTCTCTTCGTGAATGGTCCAGGTGTACCGTCGTTACAATCCATACAAAGTGCGGAGAGTTTCACAACATCACTTGCCATGGGAATACAATCAAGAACTTCCCCAAACTTTCGCTGTTTGTAATCACCGTCAAGCCCAGCTATGATCACAGACTTTTTAAGAAACAGACACATCTGCACAAAGTCTCGGAGTTGCGTAAAAAACTGCGCTTCATCAATAGCTACAATATCAGCATTACAGAAAGATTCTTTTATGATACAATGAGAAATGTGAGGAACTTTCAGACATGGAAACTCCACGCCGTCATGGGTCTTGAGAACTTCTTCAGGAGACCGAGTATCTTTTGAAGAATTGATGACAACAATTTTTTTGCCTATAACTTTGTAGCGCTTAAGTCTTCGAATGAGTTCAGAAGTTTTACCAGAAAACATATTTCCCATAATAATTGTCAGACCCATCTCACCTTTCTGTAAAATAATCTCATATTTTTATAATGGTTGATATCCAAAGGTGTTATTACAATGGACACAAGGGATGGATGTCGGCCAAATCAGGGCGCGTTCGTTTCGGCAAGAAGATCTTTCCAAACATTCTTGCTGCCGTTAAGTACCTGGGTCGGTCATGATTCTAAACATCACACCACTAATGATTAAACCTAAAACCGTAGACACTAAACAACATGTACCAAAATTGTCTCTCCAGTTCATTGAAATAAATCTACATAATAATTAAGATGCCCCTGACGGATCAGGAGATTGCCAAGAAAGTGAGAGAGCTGCGTAGAACTGAGGGTAAGATCTATGCACCACTCAAATACTTTCGGGGTCTTAGAACCCTCAAGTCTGTGGAGACCCGCTACAAGAAGATGCTCAAGAAAGACTACAAAGACTTTAAGACCGATAAAGGTGTGAAGACTCGCACATCTTCATATACCCAAAAGTTTAGAAAGAAGTATGGGTCGGAAGTCAAATCACTCCCCGAAATAGCAAAGGCTACAAAGATACCCCTGAAGACTCTTCAGACCGTTTATAATAGAGGTCTTGCCGCGTGGAGAACTGGTCACAGACCTGGCGCTTCTCCGCAAGCTTGGGGCTATGCCCGCGTCCATAGTTTTGTAATGAAGGGGAAGACATATTACACCACCGATGCGAATTTGCGTACCTAAGTCACCTCACCCATACCAAAAAGTCACAAGTCTCAAACATGAACTCTCAATCTATTGCCACCTACATTGCCAACCTTGAAAAGGAGAACGCCGAACTCAAGAAGCGCCTTCAACAATGTGAAGAAGAAAAAGCCCTTCTTGAGTACGAAACCATGCTTCAATATGCCGAAGTAAGTGATGATGAATCCATCGCGTCTAATGACAGTGACGACGACGAAGACTTCTTTGTTTCCTACAATGTGGAACTCACGGACGCTTTTGACAAGCTTGCCCAAGAAGAAGAAAATGAATTCAAACAAGCTGTTTATGAAAGGGCTGCCAATACCATCTACCGTCTCGATTTTAAGGTGAAATATGGTGAACAACTTGCCCACCTACCGGGTATTGGCAAAGGTATCATTAGAAAAGTGAATGAATTTCTCAGAACTTTTGATACCAATGAAAATATCGCCGATCAATTGGAAACACTTGCCGATATAGAAGAAAATTACCATAAGTCTTCTGCTTACCAAAACGCAGCTGACACTATTCGCAAACTTCCATTTGAAGTAACGAATGGAACTGAACTTTTGAAGATCCCAGGTATTGGTCGAGGCATTGCCAACAAGATTGATGAGTACATTGTGACTGGTGAGATTAAGAAAATTTCTAAGTATATATCACAATAGATGATTTGGATAGTGTTCCTTCTTTCACTCGTGGTGAATGTGTTAGTTGGATACTACATCTCCGCACAAAAAGGGAATGGTACAGGTGGTGCAATTTATGATTTGGGATTTCATCTTCTCCCCAATTGGGAGCAACATGAACATCTCCCAGATTACCTCCTTGCTGTACCCATCCTCTTCCTCCTTTACGCATGGCCTTCATGGTCATCAAAAAAGAAGAATGATTATCTTCTACTCATGACCCTCATGTACTTTGCAAGAGCAGTGTGTAACGCAGTAACTGTGATGCCTTACACAAAGCAAGAGCCTTGCAAGCTTAAACCAAGATTTGCATTTTGTAATGATTATACATTTTCGGGTCATACAACTCTCAATGTCGTAACTTCAAACTTTGTGGGTGCCCCTCTCTGGCCCATGTGGCCCGCGATTTCATCGGTCGTATCCGTCCTCACTCGGGATCACTACAGCCTTGATATCGTCCTCGCTTGGATCCTCTTCTTCGCTCTCAAGTGTAATGTCGTCCGATGATAAAAGCATCTTTCGGACCTCTTCGTATACAACTGTGAGGAGGGCAACCTTGTAGGCGAGAAATCCCATGAGTGTCGCACCATAGTCAAAATCAAAAGCAAATGGAGCATTATTCCACATAGTTTCAAAAAT